GTTGATAGTCTTAAAGGTTGTATTGAAAGACTTGTTGAGGAAATTTAGTTATAATGAGCAGTAATGATTATATTAAGAGTTGAGATAATTTTTGAAAGTAGAAGTAAATGAAGTTGATGGTGTTACTCCTCCACTTACTCCTACTTTCAATCAAATTATTCAACATACTATCATTACTAATCAAACAACTTAATCTAAAATCAAGCTTTCAACATCATCTAGCCAACTAGTTACAGCAGCACTTAATTTCAATACTGCACTTCTCGTAATGAGAATAGTTACTTTGATTACTTTCAAAGTAGTAGTCAATGTCTTATAAGACATCTTTTTGATTTTCAATGTGTTCATAATCCTTTTATGAATTTAGTTAATACTATTAGTCATATTAGATTGAATGGTAAGAGTTAATGACCTAAAAACTCTCTTTACTGTAATTTGAAGTCTTACTTGAAGACTTATTAGTAAACCTATTACAGCTCAATCACCAAGTCTTGTTTTTTTGAGAATGAGCAGAGCTTGTTCTTTTGAGCTTGAGCAAGTCTTGTTCTTTTGAGTGTGAGTTCCCCCAAAAGTAGTGATGAAAGAAGTGCTGCAAAACACAGGAAACTAATTTCCCATGTCTTGCAGCAACATCATCTTAGAGTGCAAAAGCGTCAGCAATAGCATTGTTAAGAAGAGTAGCAGCACGCTCGCTCATCTTAATCTTCTTGACGTCAGTGAAGTAGCAATCACGCTCGCAAGTATAAGCATCATCACCTTCGCCAACGACTTCGCCAGCAGAGTGAGCTTCACGTTCAAGAGTAAGTTGAGCCTTGAACAGAATAGCACCGAACTGACGTTGACCGAAAGCTTGACCGATGATACTACGATAACAAGCAATGTCATCGTTTGCATCGCAGAGTTGAGCAGTCAGCTTGCTACGATGAAAACTGATTGTATCAACATCGCCTTCGGTATATGTACCGTCAGCGTTCTTGGCATAGCCCTTGATAGGCTTTTCAAGAGTAAGTTGAACACTTGCAGAGTTTTCGTCTACGAACACTTTCACACCTTTTACTGTAACTACGATTGTTTCCATCGTTAGTAGCTCATTAAGCCGCTCCTTTAGCGACATTATTGTTACTACTTGTGTCGAGCTTAACACCAAGTACAGCAATAGTCCTTCTATTACCAAAACTTGTTTTTTTGAGAATGAGTGTTGAACGAAGTTCAACTTTGTCCTTTTGAGAATGAGGTCGGGGACTTCGACCTTTACCTTAATGACCAGGGGGTTCATATACATACCCTCTCTTATTCACAACTAAACTCCCAATTTAATAATCTTCACTCTCACTAATCTTCACAACTTCAACAACTCTTTTCTTCTTCAGTATCTAGTTAATCTTCTCAACCTCTTCAATCCTCTCAATCTCCAAAATCTTCAGCATCTAGTTAGCCTTTTCTTTCTCTTAATTCTAGATAATTACTTTTACTTAGTTTATTGACATAATCTTTATTACTACTTTTAATATAATCTGGCGTAGATAAATCATCATTTAAATTAATATTAATCTCAATTATATCTAATAGTATTACTGGGAACAAAATAAAAAAAATAGCTCTAGTATCACTACTAAAACTATTTTTAATAAACCAATCATTGCCAGTTTTAACAATATGTTTATTATGTCTAACTTAACTTATTTAAAATCCATGAGCTATAGTATTAACAACATCTATCAAAACATCAATATAATTAACTATTTTAGCAAAGAAAAGAAGATTAATTTTATTAGTTATATTATATATTTAATTAATATTATTTATATTATTAATTATATTATATTTAATATAGTTTACTTTAGTATTACTACTAATTCTTTTAGTAGCTTTGCTTTTGGACTTAGTTATTATGGCACAAAGATAAGTTTTTGGTTGGAAATATGCAAATTTTTATGAAAGTTTAACATTATGACATTACTTATCATTATTTATCACTTACTAATACTCTTTTTCATTATCTTCCAAATACTCCTATTTCTTATCACAGTAGTAATGTTCATTAATTCTTAAATTTTGTTAAATTTCACATTTTATCAACACTATCTGGAATATATGTATTATATTTGTCAGCAGAATAACAAGTAACATATATTTAATATGATAAATTATATAATCAATAGTTATTCTGTTATATATTCTATAGCAGGCAATAAGAGTATTACAAGTTATGATATTACTTGTAGTGACAAAGATATTAAACCCTTTTATAAACTTAATTAAAACATTAGACTTATGTTAAAGTTTGAAACAACAGGTGCGAATGGTCACCACATTCTTACTCTTCCTACTAATTTAAAAGAAATTACTCCTGAGTATCTTAAAGCTGTTACAGCAGATGTAGAAGTATCAGATAATTATTCTCTTATAGGAGTTTGTTATCGTGAAACTCTTTCTGCTATTCTTTTAACTTATAAGCAGAATAAGAAACAAATTTCTACTGCTGTAGTTCCTATTTTTGTTAAAAGCAATAATACTACTTGTAAAGCAGAATGTGGAGATAAACTTATTGTTGCACCTAGTCAAATAGCCCTTGGTCATCATGTAGCTGCTCCTGCTAATAAGCTTACTATTTCTAATTTTCTGTTTTATACAGATAAAGATTATAATGCTTTGCAAAATGCAACTACTGAATATGTTTACTTCTTAGAATTTAAAATTATTCCTAATTGTGATATTATAGGAATATATAAAAATACTCCTGTAAAACTTGAAGATAATCCTTTTGAAGTTTTACAAATTGATGGCGAGGGATGTTAAATTACACCTTTCTACGGGGGAGCTAGATATTCTAGTTCTCTCGTAGATATTTAAACTTGAACTAATTTTATGGCAGATACTTATAAGTTTCCTAATGGTGGTTATGATGTTAGAGTTTGTAAAAAACAAGACATTATAGACTGTATTGATGAAAACATTGTAGATAAAGAAATAGTTTTAGCTATTGTTGAACAATGTGAAGTTGATGCTGCTACTTTTTTAAATAAAGGTCGTTGGACTGGTATTCCTTTTATTGGAAATATTAGAATACCTAAAACTAAACTTATGGAAGCTACTCCTGAGCAACAAGCTCTTATTCAAGAAGCTAAAGATACTCTTGATAATAATCAGTACATAATGTTTAGAAAACAACTTGGAAACGATAATAGTAAACGTGCTAAACAAGAAAGATATTATAAATATGTTGTAAGTATGGCTGTTAGTCGTAATAGAAAACTTTATAAGAGATTATGTATAGAAAAAGGTGATGTTTTTGCTAGACTTTTTATGTATGCTACTTATAATGTTACAGCTGTAGATAACGAATATGAAATTTTAAATTACGATGAACAGTAAATTACTTATAGATAGTCTTATAATTATTGATGATAGTGGTATGCCTAAGCCTCCTACTACTCGTCAATTAATTGATAGAGATGTTCGTGAACTTTATCGTAGAGATAAAACAACTGATAAAAAACAATATGTAGCTGAATGTATTGTTATATATTATCTAGGTGACCCAAAATCACCAGCAAGACAATCTGGACTTAGTGACCCAGAGGCTCTTAAAATGGCTATTGAACAAGCAGGTCTTAATAAAGATTATATACCTGATTCTTTAGTTCTTCGCCTTATTAAAAGATATTACGATGAAAACATTACTGAAGCTGGTAAAGTTGTTGAAAATATCCTTAAAGGTATTCATAATATAAATCTAAGTATTGATGTAATAAACAATCTTCTTAATGAACGTCTTAAGAGTAATCCTACTCTTGATGAAATACCTACTATTTTAAATCTCATAGATAATGTTAACAAGAAAGCTGGCGAACTACCTGCTATGCTTAAAAAACTTGAAGAAGCTAAACAAAATCTTATGTATGAAAAAGAAACAGAAATTTCTCGTGGTGGTGGTATGGTTCTTTCATCTATGGATGCAGAGGATTATCAAAATATTTAAATTATGAGAGATACAAGATATGACGAAGTTTTTCTTTATTTTAAAGAAGAAGGACATAAATATAATGATAGTTTAGGTAACAGCTATAGTTCTGTTACTACTCTAATTCACGATAACTACGTTCCTAAGTTTAATAAGAAATATTGGCTACATAAGAAAGCCAGAGAACTTGGTGTTAGTGAAAAAACTCTTGAAAAACAATGGCAAGATATTACTGATGAAGCTTGTTCTAGAGGAACTGCAACTCATAACGGAATTGAGGATGCTATTAAAGGAGTTTCAATGTTTGAAAAAGCTATTCAATATCTTAATAATATTCAAAGTGGTCGTTGTGTTACTGTAGCAGATATTCCTAAACTTAACGTTAAACCTCTTGATGTTGAAGAATTTAAAAAAGCTACTAATAATAAATATCCTGAAATCTATAGAGTTTTCTCTTTCTATATAGATAGAGGTTACACTATTTATTCTGAAATAGGAGCTTTTCTAATTGATTATAGATTATCTGGTACTATTGATATTCTATGTATAAGAAATACTGATTTTGTTATTCTTGATTGGAAAACAAATAGAAATGGTCTTCAATTTGAAAGTGGTTATTTTAAAAAAGATAAAACTACTATTCCTGCTCAACTTACAAATGAATGGGTAAGAAAGTCTGAATATATGCTTCCTCCTCTTAATGGCTTACCAAATTGTAATGGTTCTCATTATACTATGCAATTATCTATGTATGCTAAGATGGTTGAACTTATTCTAGGTATTCCTTGTGTTGGATTAGGACTTTGTCATATCGGAAGTCCTTTTGTTAAGAATGCTTATGGTATGCCTTATAGAGATGAAAATAATCAATATCCTATTGATGAAAATGGAGAAGAAACCGTTCAATGGTATAGGATTGATTATAAACGTGGAGAAGCTGATGCAGTTCTAAAAGATAGACTTATTCAACTTAAAAGTGCTGATGTTAAAACTAATCAAGATAAAAATTTATTCGATTTATGAAAACGCAATTGTATTCCAAAATTCTTACTTATGACTTTAAAAGTCTGTTTGAGAAAAAAGGTTATGCTTTCTTTACTAAAGGAGTTTATAATCTAAACATTATCGGTGTTCGTAGTAATCAAAACAACAATGTCACAAATAAATATGATGATTATCTCGTTGTTGATTATGAAACAAACAATGGTCATAAAAGGCAAGTTTATACAATAACTACTGACCCTGGTTCTTATTATATGAATAAGCCTATGAACTCTAAAGGTACTGCTATTCTTGTTCCTAATCAATATCGTGGAGCATATAAGATTGATTTACACAATGGTAAATATAAAGCTCTTTGTCAACGTAATAAACCTGTTCAAGTTTATCGTGATGGAAATAAAGATACCAAATATGATTTACTTCCTGAAAAAACTGAAACTGGTATGTTTGGTATAAATATTCATCGTTCTAATCAAGCTTATACTCGTAGTACAGTTGACCAATATTCTGCAGGTTGTCAAGTATTTAATGACCCTTCTGAATTTGCTTCTTTTATGACTCTTTGTAATAAAGCAAAAGATATTTGGGGTAACTGTTTTACTTATACTTTAATTACTGAAGATGACTTAGTATGACACTTAAAGATGTTAAAATTTACATACTTAATTGGTTTATTGGGTTTCTATTGATTATTGGGTTTGTATGTGTAGTAGTAGGAATAATTAAAGCTTTAAATCCTACTAAGGATGAAAAAGATGTAGTTCCTACTGCTACACTTCAAATTGATTCTTTGTCAATAGAGAATGATAAACTTATTATTGAAATAAATAATTTAGATAGTATTAAAAATGCTAAGACAATTGAAGTTAAAAGTCTTGATAATGATAGCACTCTTAAGTTGTTCTATCAACTCATTGGCAAATAATTCCAACCTTTCTACGGGGGAGCTTGAAGAACCTAAAGATAGTGTTATGATTGCTTATGATGATTTAAGAGTAGTTAATTTTAAACTTATAGAGTTAGATTATGAAAAACAAATTAATGCTAATCTAAGACAAGTAGTTTCTAATGATAGTATAATTATAAACAATCATCTTGCTATAAATGAACAAATTCTTAAAGATTGCAAGAAAGTAACTCGTCAAAGAAATGTTTGTTTTGGTGTAGGAGTAGTTGGTATAATTGCTACTATTTTGTTACTTTTGAAATAATATGGCAAAACTTGAAACGAATGTAGAAGAGGTTATTCGTAATTATCCTTTCCTTAATTACATTAAAGAAGATAAAAGTCATTATAAAACAGCAACTGAAGCTGGATATGACGACCCTGATAATCTATTTCTTGTTGGAGATAGTGGAGGTTTTCTTCTAAATATTCAGCCAGATGATAAATTTATAAGTACTCATCTTTTTACCGAGATGGCTGATTTTTATAGAAAGAATAAAACATATACTTTCTATAAAGAAGATTCTATTCCTCATCGTCAACTTAGAAAGAGAGAAGAATATCGTAGAAGACATGGACTTAGTGCTCCTTGTCTTCTACGTAATGGTAAAATTTATGATATTAGAATTACCGGTGACCATTATAATTTTCTAAATTATACTATGATGGAACAGCTTGATACTAAGACAGCTAAGTCTAGCAATAAAGCTAGTGTAGGTTCTAAGCATTATGATTTTAGTAAATTTATTGATGCTCAATTTTGGACATTTCATGTAATGGAATTTGCTATACGAAATGGTTTTCATCTTATTATAGATAAAACTCGTCGTGGAGGTTTCTCTTACATTATGGCTTCTAGTAGTGCTAATACTATAAATCTTCAACCTCGTAAAGTACAAATTCATGTTGCTGCTGATAAGAAATATCTTACTTCTACTGGTGGCTTGACTGATTTTACTATTAACAACCTTCGTTTCTATGAAACTAAAACTCCTTTTGTAAAAGGTATTCTTTCTACTGATAAAGAAAACTTCCGTTTAGGTTTTAAACTTCCTAATGGTGTTGTTTCTCCTAAAGCTTGGAACTCTGCATTGTTTAGTGTATCTGCAATGAACAATCCTGATTGTGCTATTGGTAAAGATGCTGTTAATGTTAAAGTTGAAGAGCTTTCTACTATGGAAAACTTTGATGATTTTATGGCTGTAACAGAGCCGGCAATGAGAACTGGTAGTTATGTTACTGGTAATCTATTTTGTTGGGGTACTGCTACTTCTGGTAATATGCAAGTTTTTGAACAAAACTTTTATTCTCCAAAATCATTCGGTTTTATGCCTTTTGAAAATGTTTGGGATAAAGATTGTCGTAATGAAATTTGTGGATATTTTAAAAGTTATGCTTGGGGACTTCAAGGTCAGATTGGAGATAGATATGCTATGGATGAAGATGGCAATTCTGATTTGGAACTTGGTCTTCGTATTGCTTTTGCAGAAAGACAACATAAGAAAGCTACATCTAAAACTTTTGCTGATTATATAAATTATCTTGGACAATATGCTATTATGCCTGCTGAGTCTTTTAGTTCTGCTACAGAAAATTTATTTAGTAGTGAAGAACTTATGGCTTGGGAAGAACGTCTAAGAACTGATAATAGTTTTAAATTTTATAATGATGGTTGGCTGTTTGAAAATAATGGCAAAGTAGAATTTAAAACTAATGCTCGTATAGAAGCTGAAGGCGGAAAACTTAATGTTGATTATTGGGATTGGATTGAAGGTGTTCCTCGTAAAGGACACGAACATCCACATGGATGTATTCGTAAATGGTTTAATCCAATGCATATTCCTTATACTGATAAAAATGGAAAACAAACTACTGGAACACCTCCCGGATTGTATTCTATAAGTTATGACCCTGTAGGTGTTAATAAAGAAAACAAACTTATTACTAATAAGCATTCTCATAACTCTATTAAAGTTTGGATGAACCCTTGTCAGTATAATGGTTTTAAAACTGCTTTAGTTTGTGCTTATTATGGTAGACCTGAAAAGCTTGAAGAAGCTGATAAAGTTTGTTTACTTCTAGCTAAATACTATAATTGTATTGGAACTACTGGAGTTGAAATTAACCGAGGTGAAACTGTAAGTAATTTCACTAAATGGAAAGCTCTTAAATATCTTATGAAAGACCCTGTTGAAATTTGGGATACTAGTATTAAAGGTAATATTGTATCTACTTATGGTGTTAATATGGGTGATGGAAATAAGAAACTTGAAGGACTTCGTTTGCTAAAAGAAATGCTTTATTCTGTTATAGGTAAAGATGATTTAGGAAATGATGTTTATCTTTTTCAAACTATATATGATTATCAATCTATTCTTGAACTTAAAAAATGGAACGCACTTGGTAACTTTGACCGTGTTTCTGAAATGATTATACGAGCACTTCAATGGAGGCTTTGTGATATAGAAGCTGCTAAAGAACTTGCTCATCGTAAAAAAGTCAAAGAAGATGACGGATATTCTCAACACATAATGAAAAGAGATTGGTTTTGAAAATAATAGTAAATCATATAATACATATTAAATTATGATGCCTAATTATAATGCCACTTTTCCTCAACAAAGAGTTAGTGGTGCTGAAAAGAAAAAAGCCGATTGGTATGCTAATTGCATTGACTATGTAATTGATGCTGGTCTTAGTTTTAATGATAGAACTGATACAGAACTCAAACTATCAATTCTACGTGGTGACATACCTAATTCTTTTTATAAGAAAACTTTAAATCCTTATAATAGTAATAATGAGAAATATCAAAGGTTTCCTGCTACTATGCGTAATCTTGATATTATGTCAGATATTATTCGTAGGTATGTTTCTGAATATTTTAAAGGTGTTCATGAATTTGTAGTTGGTGCAAATAATCCAGATATTATCATTAAGAAAAATGCTAAACTTAAAGAAAAGATTGGAGAACTTGCTCAACAAGCGTTTCAACAAGAATTTGAAAAACAATATCAACAACTTGTTCAAAATGCTCAACAACAAGGTCAAGATCCTCGTACTATTGACCCTCAACAAGCTATGCCTGACCCTGAACAATTTATTCAAGAATTTAATGAGAAATATATTGATGAAGAAAGTAAACAAGGTCAAGACATTCTTGACTATGTTCGTTCTATGACACAAGATAATATTATTTATCTTTCTGCTTTCTTTAACTTTGTTTCTCTTGGTGAATGTTACTCTTATTCTGATGTTAGAGGAGATAAACTATTTAAAGAAAATGTTCCTGTAGTTGAAGCTTTTCCTATTCCTAATTCTAATTATTTTGTTGAAGACCATGATATGTTCGCCCGTAGGATGCTGATGTCTTATCAACAAATTATGGATATGTTTGATGATACCCTTTCTGAAAAAGATAAATATTTTCTTGAGAATCATTATGGTAGAGCTACTGCTAATGGGGGTATATCTAAACTCAATTGGACTCAACTTTTTGAAACTTATCCTGATGTTTGTGAAAAGTTTTCAAAAGAAGAAAGAGATATGTTTAAACGCGAACCTGTTGTTATAGCTCAAGATAATAATCAGCTATATGAAGTTTGGCACGTTGTTTGGAGAGGTGAAGCTAAACGTGGCATTCTTAGTTATGTTAATGAACTAGGAATGGTTACTACTCGTGTAGTTGAAGAAGATTATGAATTAAATAAAGAAGCTGGAGATATAGATATTGAATGGACTTACGAACCTCAAGTTTATGAAGGTTATCGTTATACTTCTATTTATCCTATTAAAGCTAGACCTATTGCTTTTAATCGTAATGGTAAACTTCCTTATAATGGTATTATGGAAGTTCTTCCTATGATGGGTAAATTCAGTATTATTAAACTTGTTACTCCTTATCAAGTAATGAGAAACATATTTGCTTATCACAGAGAAATGGTAATAGCAAAGAATAAAATGCTAATACTCCTATTACCTGAATCTCTTGTTGCTTCTGATACAGAAGATAAGATTTATAAAATGGCTGCTGACGGAGTTTTATTTATTGATGATTCTGAAGATACTAATTCTTTAAAGGCGCAACAGATTAGACTTCTTAATGCTAACATGGGTGATTACATTACTCAACTTACTAATCTTATGGAGTCTGTTAAACTTGAAGCTCGTGAAATGGTTGATATGAATATGCAGCGTTATGGTGATATTGCTCAATCTGCCGGCGCTGCTACTACTCAAGAAGCTATTAGTCGTTCTTCTATGGGTATGGTTATTCTTGTTCAAATGTTTGATGAGTTCCGTAAGGCTGATTATAATAGAGATTTGGATTATTGCAAACTTGCTTTTGTTGATGGTCTTGATACTTCTTATTGGGATGAACTTGGTAAACGTCGTTATCTAAGTCTTGATGTTGATTCTTTTGTAAGTTCTGATTATTGTACTACAGTAAGAAATGATGCTAAAGAACTTGATAAAGTTCAACAACTTCGTCAATGGGCATTTAGTGCTGCTCAGAATGGTGACCTTGATATGGCTCTTGCTGCCATATCTGGTGATAATGTTTCTCAAATAAAAGCTACTGTTCAAAAGTTTATGGATATTAAACGTCAGCATGAAGAACAAATGCAACAAGCAGAACAAATGTTGAAACAAGAAGAGATTGAAAATAAACTTAGAGAAATTCAAGCTAAAGGAGAACAAGACCGACTTACTAAAGAACTTCAATATCAATATGAACTTCAACTTAAATATATTGATGTTGATATGTCTTTGCTTGCTACTCCTTCTCAAGATGATGGAGCTAAGACAAGACTTCAAGCTGATGCTGAAAGAAATAAACATCTTATTGAACAACAGCGTCTGCAACTTGAACGTGAAAAACTATATGCAGATACTTATAGTAAGGCTGCTGATAGACAAATTAAACGTGAAGAAATGAAAAATGATTTAAAGATTGCTAAAACTAATAAGAATAAATATGATAAGTAGTATATGTTTTTGGATTAGTAGAGTTAATAAAGATAAACTTCTACATTTTGTTGCAGCATATCTTATAGCAGACATTGCTATTAGTGTTTCTACAATGCTTCAACTTGGAACTATCTGGACTATTATTGTTTCTTTTGTTGTCACATCTCTTGCTCTCTTTGGAAAAGAGATTAATGATAAAATAGAATATGATGGTTTTGATTTTAAAGAAATTCTTGCAGGTTATCTTGCTTATATTGTTAAATTCATCTTATTTATGATAATAACATAGTAGTGCATTCCCAAACTACTCCTTGTCCTCATTTTGATTATAATGATTAAGGTGAGGACAAGATTATTAAACTTAAAATATTTTTATTAGATTTCAGCTCAATTTAACAACTTAATATAGAGTTCTTCAATTCATATATAAAAGTCCAACATACGGCAAAATAGGCTATAAATTAGGCACATTATGTTACATTTACTTACAAGTACGGCTACAAATTACTATTTAGTCCGAGATAAAGAATATACACTTGGCAGTAATAATATAACAAATGACACACCTAATAATAATCTTGATAAAAATATTCAAATTTATTTTGTCATTTGAAATAAAAGTAATTATCTTTGTGATATTAGGTTAATACATAAATTAATAATAAAACTAATAGTAAAATTATGCCAACAGCTGATATTGATTTTGGAAGTACAGTTATTCAAGGAAATAATTCTGATACTGTACAGAACCCTGCGAATAATGGCGGTGGTGAAAGCAATCAAGATGATAAGACTCATCTTAACGGTGGTAATGCTGATGATATTACTAGCAAAGACGGTGATTCTAATAATACTCCGCCTGCTGATAATTCTGATACAGCGAATGATAACAACGCAGATCCTCCTACGGGGGAGCTTGCAGCTGGAGATTCTATTGAAGTAGACGGTAATACTTATACGGTTGCTGAAAATGGAGATATTGTTGATGCTGAAGGAAAAGTATTTAAAGAGGCTAAAGATGTAGCTGAATGGCTTAAATCTGTAGAAGTTGAAGAAACTGATGGTTCTGATTCTAGTCTTGATATTAATTCTCTTCAGAAAGAACTTGGAGTTACAGTAACTGATGAAGCTGGTAAACCTATCGAGTTTACTAATGATGTAGCAGGTGTTAAATCGTATGTTGATGCTGTTATCGAACTTCGTTCTAAAGAACTTCAAGATGCAGCAGTTAACCGCCTTTATTCTGATAATCCTCTACTTAAACAATTTCAGGATTATGTAGAACTTAATGGTACTCCTAGAGGTTTTGGTGAAATACCTGACCGTAGTGGTATTAAACTTGATAAAGATAATGAAAACCAACTTGTTGCTGTTATTCGTATGGCTGCACAAGAATTTGGTAACAAAAGTCTTAACGACAATTATATTAAATATCTTCGTGATAGTGGAAGTCTTTACGATGAGGCTAAAAGTCAGCTTCAAGCATTAGTTGAAAAAGATGCTGCAACTCGTAAAGATATTGAAACTAAAGCACAAGAAAAACGTGAACAGCAACAAAAAGAAGTTGCTGATTATTGGGATAGAGTTAATAAAGTTGTAGAAGGTCGTGTAATTGGAGGTTACAAAATACCTGAAAGCTTTACTAAAGAAGTTGATGGTAAAAAAGTTGTAGTTACTCCTAACGATTTCTTTGCTTATCTTTCTAATCCTAAAGAAACTGAAAGTGGTGAACGTCTTACTGGTTATCAGTATGACCTTAGTAAACTTTCTGATGATGAATATCTCACTCGTGAAATACTTGACGCTTGGCTTATGTTTACGGGTGGAACGTATAAAAATTTAATTGATATGGCAGTTAAAGAAGAGAAAGTTCGTCAACTGCGTGTTAAGTCAAAAGAACAACGTTCTACTAAGTCTGTTAAGGTTATTAAAAACCCTTCTCGTAAATCAAGTATTGATGATATTATTTTATAATCAATTTAATGTTTAATTTCTTTTAGTTACGTAATTATGTACAAACTTAGAGAAGTATCTCGTGGTAACTATGATGACCGTGGTTATTCTAATGAAGAAACCATTGCTCATCTTATGCTATCTAAACCAGAGGAAATTAATAACATCCTTACTTATACTTACGGTATGGATGATGACCGTTTTCCTCTAACATTCCTTACTGAAGGTCAAGGTAGTGCTGGTGTTGTTGATATTGCAACTGTTCAATGGACTTGGAAGACTATGGGTCGAATGAAGTTTAATGATTATGTTCGTTACTTCAATACAGCAAATACTACTCCTGGTAAAGGTGGTGCTATGTTTGATGTTGAATTTGCTACTCATTGGCTTATTGAACAGTATGGTCTTATTGCTCCTGATGGTGTTACTCAGGTTCGTATTATGAAAGACCTTGGTGAAGGTCCTCATGGTGGTTATCTTTATCGTCTTAAACTTACCAATCCTGATCCTAATGCTTTTGTTGACCTTGAAAATCTTGCTGTTGGTAAATATTGGTCTATGACTGCTCCTACCATTAGTGAAAGTTATTCTAAAGGTAATAGAAGTAATGTTATGGGTCCTGGTAAGATGACAAGTCAACTTGAGTTCCACCGTTATTCTAAAGAAATTGCTGGTAATATTTCTAATGTTGTTGTAACTTATGAGTTTAAGACTAAAGGTGGTGGTACTACTAACCTTTGGATTAATGAAGAGATGCGTCAACATGATATTACTTGTCGTATTATGGATGAAGAGCGTCTTTGGTTGGCTGAATATAACCGTAATGAAAATGGTGAAGTTCTTCTTGTAGACCCTGATAATGGTCAACCTATTCCTCATACTGCAGGTATGATGCAGATTTGTCGCGAATCTAACTATGATACTTATGGTGAAGTTCTTACCTTGAATAAAATTGAACGTAGTATTGGTGATGTTCTTGATAAAGATACCGATACAGGTACTATGGAAGTAGTTCTTGCTGGTGGTAAAGGCTTTATGGAGGACTTTGACCAAGCTATTCGTAATGATGCTCGTTCTGAAGGTTTTGCTACTCCTCTTGGTGACAAGATGATTGAAGATTTCAATGGTGGTCTTTCTTATGGTAAATACTTCCGTCGTTATAAGACTGTTGATAATCACATTATCACTGTTCAACATCTTCCTTTCCTTGACCATGGTACTCTTGCTGAAAATGCCAAAGCTAATGGTATGATTCATCCTCGTTCTGGTCGTCCTATGACATCTCATCAAGCTTTCCTTATTGATATGTCAACTTATCAAGGTGTTCGTAATGTTCGTAAAGTTCGTCAGAAAGGTCAAATTTATAAATGTGGTGTTCTGAAAGGTCTTACTGATATTCCTGCATCTTGGGGCGCAGTTCCTACTAATTCTATTTCTACCGAGATTGATATGTCACGTTATGAAATTAAGAATAGCTATGGCTTGCAAGTAAATAACGCTACTAAGATGTTGCAATTGAAGTGCGTACTCTAATTAATAATAATGGATAAAATAATAGAACTATGGATACATTAAAACCTACTGACGGAAGTTCAATTAAAGTTCCTACAGGAGTTGCCAATAAACCGGCAGTTGCTGATGAAGATTTAGATAAAGAATATCTTGATACAAGAAGTATTACTATTAGCCTTGTTCATAACTATTCAAATTATCGTAAAGCTAATATGAAAGTTCTTGGACAACGTAAAGAAACTATTGGTAGTTCGATTACTTCTTGTCGAGTTTTATCTTCTAATGAAGGTGAAGTAAAAGCTTATTTTCCTGCTCTTATTGGACTTTCTCCTAATAATCCAGATTTTATTACTCGTGTTAAAGCTTGGCTTAGTAACATTCAGTTCATTGTAAATGATAACGATGTTGCTTTAGATATTTCTTTCATTTATAAAACTAAGAGAGATTATCTTGATTTCAAATCTAGAGAAGAGGCTATTGATGAAGAATATGCTAAGACTGATAGGTCTAATACTGTTCGTATTCGTGAAGCAGTTAAGCGTCGCGTAGATGCTCTTAATGCCCTTGAAAGCGAAAAATATAAAGTAGGAAAACCTGTTAATCTTGAGCAATATCTTATGTATCGTCATTGCCTTCTTTATAAAGATGTAGCTAAAGACCCTGCTTTGATTAATGGTGATTCTTCTCTCCGTTTTTATATTAAAGACGAAGCTAAAGAAGCTGAAAAGCAGAAAAAACTTACTCAAGAACGTGCTACTGCTATGCGTAATTTTGTTGAACTTAATGCTTCTGACCAGAAGTTTAACGCTCTATATATTACAATGGTTGCATCACGAAATGAGAATGTTGCTGAAGCTCTTCTTAAAGATAAGAATGAAAAGATGTCTGCTGTTATGGATTTTGTTAATACTTCTCCTGATAAGTTTAACAAGATGATTAAAGATAGTAATATTGTTACTAAAGCATTCATCGAAACTCTTATTGTTAAAGGTGAACTTGTTCGTGCCGAATTTAACCAACAAATATCAACTGCGGATGGTGCTTTTGTAGGGTCTAATATGAATGAAGCTGTTGCTTATTTCAATAATCCTAATAATAAAGACCTTCGTACTATTTTAGAAAACAAACTTAAAGTGCTCTAATTATGACTATTGTAGAGATGCACACTTGGTTTCGTCAATATGCTCAGCAGATGGGTATGCAAAATGTGCGTGCTATTCTGCCTGAGCAGATTGATTTGCTAATCAATACAAGCATTACAGATACGATTAATCAGATACTTAAAGAAAATATTGGTGTAACTAACGATAGGGTTATTACAGATAATTCTAAAGTTGGTCAAATAAATGCTCTTCGTACTTTGTATAAAGTAGGATTTATTGATATGGCTCCAGTAGCTAGTAACATTGAAGAAACTAGAGCTTTTAACTTTTCTTCTGCTGATAGACTTACTGGTCGTATGACGACTAACTTTACTAAAATTGACAATTCTGAACTTATTCCTAATTACCTATTTCTTGTTGACTTTTCACTTAATTATAAAAAAGTTACTGGTCGTCTAGGATTTACGGGTAAAGATTCTATTTCTTCTAAAGGTACTTATAGTGTATTAACACCTGAAGGTTGTATTCAAGGAAGTAACACTTATCTTAAAAGTGGTATTGATATTGAAAAGACAATTTCTGTTGAATGTTTTAATGTAGTAACAGAGAATTATGAAACTATGACATTCAAAGTTAGTGGTGATAAACTTGTTTGTACTGAAGACAGTTATACTTCTTATTATTTAGGAGTTGAAGGAGTTTATTCTACAGGTGAAGATAGTCAATATGGTGGAAAACATTATCAAATAGTTAAAGAATTTACTACTAATACTAATCCTGTAGTTTACAATCCGTTAGTTATAAATACTTCTAGCAA